AAGTTTAATACATCATGAACATTTTGTTTTCTAAAATATTTTTCAAAATAAAAATCTCTAACTTGATCTAATCCTTTATATGAGGAGGATAATGCTAGCTTAGGATCTCCTATATATTCATCAATATTAAAATATCCTAACTGTTCTGTAATATCTCTATTTATGCTATCCTGTGGTGATATTGCTATTTCAATATCATTAGTATCTAAAGTAAATCTATTGTCTGGGTAGTGTTGTGTTGATACATAAGGGCTTAGTACGGATCCTGATATAGTTTCTGTATCTATAATTCTTATTTTATCGTCTACATAGTTATAAGCTCCTAGATTAGGTGATTCTATTAAAGAATAGTATTCAATAGGAGTATAACTACTAGTAGTAAAAGTTTCTATTACACCAAATCCTACAGTAGAGGAACCTGTTCCTAAAATACCAGAACCTGTTGGTATTATTGATCCTGTAATTGAAGGGTGTACTGATGTTATTATGTTGTTTCCGTTTGATCCTGATATTTTTAGATCATTACCCAATGGTANTCTATAAACTAAATCAAAACGTGATGAGGTAACTTGGTTTGATCTAATAGATCTAGGGTCTAGAACATGTTGATTAAATGCAGANCCACTTAATACTGTTGACCATAATCTAAATTCTTGGAAGAAACCATCAAATTTAGTATTACCTTGAGCTAAAACATTATTACTTCCAGTACCACCTAAATAACCATGTAAATCAGAATTATTTGAGGAAAAATGGAAGTCATTCCAAGACCCATTATATGAGGCAGAATTAGATCCATTAATGGATATGCTTTCTGAAGCTGCATATTTTATGTATGTTCCATCTTTTCCATCATAATCTGTACTTTTAACTGTTAAAGTATATTGGTTGTTTGAACCTGTATTTGATAAAGGAATACTACCCGTTTCCCTGTTAAGTTTAACACTCCACCAACTACCAGAGAAGAATGGTAAGTATATAGGGTTTGTTTTAGTATAACCCTGAGATCCAGAGAGGAAAAGTCTTAATTCTCCATAAGTTGAATATACTGCATTGGTTATAGGGCTGTCATAATCTGAATTTGATGCAGAAGGGTATAATAATTGAATTCCAAATTGTGTATTACTACCACTATTTACTTGAAATAAGGATTGAGAATAATACGATGAAGATGGTATTCCTTTTGTTTTAAATCTAAATTCTAAAGTATCAGGAGTAGCACTTAATGCTTTAGGGCCATTCCAAAGACCTTCTATAGTATCCCAGTCAATATCAGTTGAATTCCATATATCAGTTAAGTTACTAATAAATGGTAACCATGGTACTCTAACTACACTTGAAGATATAGAAGATAATGATTCCGATGGATTAGTATTTAACCCATAGGCAAACTTATCAATAAATTGGTTTACTGTTGGGACATCCTTTTGATCACCCCCAAATTCATTAACTTTTAAAATTGTTTCAGGAATACCAAAACAATTAAGTAATGCTCTTAACCCATTTAAAGTACCTTTTGTTTTTAAAAGGTATGGTAAGTTATGATATAATCTTTTATAAACTTCTTTATTTAAATTATTAAAGGTATTAACATCATTTGATGCAGATACATAGGTTTCTACCCTTAATGAGCCTGTAGAAGGGGATAAAGATCCTGATGGGGTTAATCCTAGTAAAGATTCAAATAAATCTTGATTAGTTCTATTTGAAGTATATAATTTTACACCTAATGACCTTAAAGCATTAGCAACTAAATCTTTTGAAATACCATAATCTACTCTATTGTCAGCGTCTCTTAAATCTCCTATTGCCCTTGTATAAGTCCATAGAGTATCAAAGTGTTGGCCCAGCATAGCACTTAATAATTCTAAGCTTGAATTTTGACTATCATCTACTACATAGGAAGGTAAGTTATTCCAAATATAATCTTTATTTAAATTATCATATAAGGATGCTGATAGGCTTTGTCCTCCATAATAAGAGCCATCTTCATCTGCAGACCCATACCATTCTAAAGCTGTGACTGAAGTTATACTGTAATTGTTGTAAGGTGGTGTTGTGTTTGTTTTTGGCCAAGATTTTGATCCAGAATCAAAATAAAGGAAATACTCATATCCATCAAAATTTTCTATTAATCCATCAATATTTTGTTGAATTGTAGATTTAGAAGAGGAAATATAAGATGTATCTGTTAATGAAGGGATTGAAGTTAATGAATTTAAATCACTTTGATAACTTTGAATTTGTGTAAGTTTTGATTTAAAATTACTTAATCTTTGGTATCCAGATGAAAAATGAACAAAATTTTCATATTCTGAATAGTCTATGTTTATGTCTACACTTTTTTCCTCTAGTATAGATTTAATTTGTTGAATTGAAGAAGTAAGGCTAGAATCAAATAATTGACTTGCATTAAAATATTGAGTTTGTACATTTGAATTTTGAACTATTTCAACATTTGTATTAGGTCCTCTTAAATATTCTACTTCATCTTCTATTTCTTCTGGAATGAATTCAATGTTAACCTCAAAAGATAGGGGTTCTGATATTGGTTCGGAGAACCATAATGTATCTTTTACTTGATAATTATCAGGTAGGGGTTCATATAATTTTATATATAATGTTGGCTCTGTATCTAATTCAGTATCTAATAAAGTATTTACTCCAATAAAAGTGTTATTATCTCCAAAGTTAATTAAAAAGTCAGAGTAAAAACTTTTTGAATTTTTAGATACTAAGTAATTATAATATGAAGTACCTAAAGCATCAAAAGAAATATTATTAGTGGTAACTTGAATTTCAGTTCTAGTTGAAGATATTTCTTTAATAAAGAACCTATTATCAACATCACTTAAAAATATGTTTCTATAAGGAAAATATGATGTAGTATACCTTCCATAATTAAACCCTGATGTTTTTACATCTTGTTCTGGGTCTATAAAAAAATTGGTAAATAAACTACTACTATTTTCTGTTAATTGGGTATTATAATTTTTAAAATTATAATTAGAAGAAACTCGTTCCCCAAAACCATTATAGATATGTAGTTCTATAACATCCTGGGGTGCTCCAAATTCTCTACTAATTATTGATTTATTTAATAAAGATAGGTCTTGTGAGCTATAATCCTGTGAGCTAAAATCATTAGCTGATTCCTCTACTGTAATTTGATCCATTATTAAGTATTAGCTGCTAAATTAACTATTTCTTGTTGTGATTCTAATAATCTAATTCTTAATTCATTTATTTCATCTAATAAAGCTTGAATTTCAGGCCCTTGAGTAGTTAAACCTACATAAGAAGCACTTCTTTTAACCATAGCTTCATGGGAAGAAATAGGTCCCTTTTTTGGTAAGTTATAAAATAACCTATCATATTCTTCAAAAAATTGGTCAACAGATATAGCCTCCGCTATTTGTTCAACTGGTTCTACTGAAACTAATTCTTCAAATTCAGTGTCTACGATTGTTGGGTAAGTTACCTTACCATATATTTGTTTTTCTAAATTTACCTGCTTTCTTGCCATTATCTAACTACTTTAAAATAATTATCTTTATTTTCAATTATTAAAGTTTCACTTCCAACAATAACTTTTACCATTAATTGATAGTATCTTTCAGGTTCTAACCCACCCATATAAACTTTAAAATAACTACCATTATCATCCGCACTTATTTTAGTATTATGTGTATCAAAATCAACTACCATTTCTCCAGTTTTAACATCTTTTAATCCCCAATATGAAGATGTAGTTAATGCCTTAGTGTTTAAATATACTGATGATGTTTGGAATGTTCTTGTAGGAAAAGTATCTCTTGCCTTTACTCTAAAATCATATATAGCAGTGTCTTCAAATTCTTCTTTAATATTTGTAAATGAAACTATAAAATCACTTGATGTTACAGCTGATATAGTTGTAAGTGCATGAGATGAATCATCCCATTTAAATTCTAGATCTGGTGGGTATATTGTATGTGTATCTACAGAAAAATAACTTGTTTCTACAAAGTCTGTTCCAAATTCTAATGCATCATCTAATTTTACTATAAACCCATTATTTGAAAAAGTAGTTGCATTCCATAATTTAACTGTATTAGTTACATCCATCGAAATGTCTTTATTACTAGTGTATAAAAAAGATTGGGTAGCTTCAGGATTTACTGTTGCCGAACCTGTATACCAAGTACCTCCACCTGTCGTATTTCCAGAATATGAACCCGTTACATAATCAGCGAAACCTGTGGTTGTCCATGCGTTTGAGCCTGAAGCTCCACGCCATCCCCAAGAGCACCCATCATCAGTTTGAGGAGCGTCGCTTACTTTACCAGTTCCCATATCCCAGGCCCCAGATATAGGGTATGAATATATTGTATAGTCTAGAGGTGCATTTTCAGCATAAGCTAAATATAAATTTAAACTTGCAGTAAAATTAGAAGAGCCTACTTTGTTTGCAATAACATCATTAATGTCAGATGTTTTAAATTGTACTAAACTACGTTTAACGGCAGGTAAATCCCCTTGTGCAGAAGAATTAAAATTAATACCATTTTCATTAGTTACTTCTAATACTTCATCTCTACCTGTATTTTGTGATGGGTATTGAGATAAAATAAATGAATCTTTTTCGGGAAATATTTTATATACAGCCATATTAATTTGTTACTATTCTTCCTTGTATATCAGTGTTTGGAGACTTTAATTCAAATATAGAAGGATCTAATGAAGGATATAGTATATCATTAATTGTAGCCCCTTTTATATCATAAGCATATGCTGAGTATCCGTTTTCGGCACCTGTTTTGTTGACAAGTTCTAATTTTTTAACAGTTTGGACACCATCAATTCTATCAATTAAATTTTTAACATTATTTAAAAGTATTGGTTGGTTAATTTGATAATTATCAGTGTTAAAATAATCGGTTAATTGAGTAATTATACTATTTAAAACTACAGTTCCGTTGTAGTTAGGTAATAATATAATTTCAAAATTTACACCTATATTAATTATAAAAGCATCTCTTATATTAATACCATCAGTTACTAATCTATATTCTGCTAAATAAGTTTTTAGGTTTTGTTTTATAGCTGGGTTAGCCGTTGTTAAATTTCCCTGGCTATCTTTTGATAGTATATGTAAGCTTAAAGCATTATCATTCTTTTCATCATATACTGGTAGTTTTGCGGCTAGAATATCATTTTCTTTGGTTACATAAGATTTAGCAATAACTCCAAATTTTGAAGGTAATGATAAAGATCTTATAATATAATCTTCTTTAGTAACTGTTCTTAATTGACTTGAATATTGTGATAATATATTTTCTCTTAAATCTTGATTAGTATCCCCATCTCCTCCCCCTATTGCAGGTGAAGGGTTGTTAAATGCTAAAGAATCTTGTACTGTTGATTTTAAAGTTGAATCTAAAGTTGCTCCAAAAAATATAATATTATTGCTTGCAATTAAACTAAGTGTGTTTGCCGCTACGTTTGATTCTGCTCCTCCTCCTACTAAATATTGTACTGTTATAGTAGTATTAGAGGGAGCTATACCATAGGTTTTAGTATATAGGAAATTAGAAGGATCAAAAGCAGTTGTTAATTTATCTATACCATAAGGTAAACCTAATCCTATATTATCCGGGTTTGGAATAATAACTTCATCTGCTCCAGATGAAATTCCAGAACCAAATTGTAATTGAAGTGTATTATTTGTTTTAAATCTTTTTACAAATCTTCTAGGTACTTTTTTAATTTTTAATAAATAAGGAGTAGTATCATTATATTGAGAAAAATTAGGGTCATTTTGGACCGTGTTATTTTGGGCTTCAAAAACTGTTTCTTGAGCTAGAAATGGAACTTCTGTAAATGGGTTCCCGTTTGAATCTGTAACAGATATAATTTCTTCTATATTTGTGTCTGAGACTTCTACAGTTGGAAATTTTTGTGGGGATCCAAAAGTAAAAGTTGTATTTCTAACTTGTCCTGATACTGCTTTGGTGAATTTTTTTAATAAGTAAAAATTTGGATTATTATCTGAATCTAAAGAATATACAGATATGTCAGTAGGGTCTCCACTTCCTGATGTTGAAAAATCTATTTTATTTTCTATATAAAAAAATTGACCTGTATTATTTGATGATTGTAGTTGTGTGCCTTCACTTAATATCATTGAATAATTAAAATCTGGGGATGATAAACCCCCCGCTAATGAAGATGGAACTAATTGGAATACTTCTACATCTACTGTTGATGCATTAGTGACTTGTGGTTCATACCCACTGCTGTATGCTAAATTTAATAAATTTTTTCTTTGTTTAGCATATTGCACAAAATTTTCTTGAACTTGATTATCTATATAAAAAGAAAGAACATCACCTACATATGAAGCCATTTCTATTAACATCAACCCAGGTGAGTTTTCATCAAAGTCATTATAAGTATTAGGATAATAGGTTTTACTAAAATCTATTAGTTTTTCTTTGAACGAATCAAAATCTTTATTTAAATATTGTATTTCTTTAGACTCCGGCATTGTTTATATTAATTTCAAGTTGATCTCCAATATTTGTATTTAATATAGAATAATTAAGGATTATATTTACTGTACTACTTTCTTGTAGTAAGTTTACTTGTAAATCATTAATTACTACTTGTTGGAAATAAGTATTAATTCCATTAATAACTAGTTCTTCTATATCGTCAACTAAATCATCTGTCAACGGATTAAACATTAGTTCTCTTAACCCAGAACCAAAGGATGGGTTCATAACTCTCTCTTTTTTTCCTGTTAAAAGAAAATTAATTAAATTAGATTTTACAGCTGCCTGAGAAGTAAAAGTTGTATTCAGACCTGTAGCACCATCATAAGGAATACTTATCCCAATTCCGGTACTAGGTTTTAAATCCAGTACATCTATATTTCTAACTATATATGTCATTAAATTTTACCACTTTCTTTCATTTTCCCCATTAAACCTGAAAAATCTGGTACGGCATCAATTGATACTTGGTTTATATCAGATGTTTTTTGGTTAGCTACCATTGCATCAACAGAATCTACTACTTTTGTAGGTGTTCCAGGCATACCACCTTGGAATCCTACAGCATCTTGTGATGACATCCCACCATTAAGGTTTCTCCAACCACCTTCAGTATGTGTTTGATTTAAAACATCTGCTAAAGCTCCTACTCCTTCAAACAAAGGTTGAGAGGGTTTTTGTGGTTCTACTATTTGATGAGGTGTTTCCTCAATTAATTCAGATAGTGAGTTGTTTTTTGTTTTTTGTTCTACAACCGGTTTCTGAATAACTTTAGTCTCAGTAAGGGGTGTTTGCATAATTAAAGATAATTCTTCTTT